GTTACATAACTGTTTTGGGTATGGTTCGTGATTTGGACACTTCTGCTTGGGCTGAAGGTGACCAACTGTGGCTAACTTCAACACCTGGTGTGTATTCAAATGTTGAACCTGTTTCCCCTGCTCGCCGTGTGCGTATCGGTTGGGTTGTTCGTTCACAACAGTCTGTTGGTTCAATCCTTGTTGATGTGAAGATCGGCACTTCTCTTGCTGACCTTGAGAATGTGCTTATTACTAACCCTCAAGATGGCGATGTGCTCAAGTTTCAGGCTTCAACAGGTCTTTGGGTCAATCTACCTGCCTAAGTTAGGATTAATTTATGGGAAATGAAGTTAGAGCAATCAATCAGGCTCCTCCTGCCTACATGAGGACTGCTGCTCGCCGTGGACTTGACTACTATGAGCAGGGTCTTGGCGGTGACGGTCTAGTTGAACGCACTATTCGTGAAGCCCGTGAAATGGCTGACGGCAATGTTTCAGATGATAAGTGGATCCGTATTGCAGCGTGGATCGCACGCCACATGAGCGACCTTGACTCACCTAACGCTGACCCTGCTTCAGACAACTACCCTTCTGCTGGTGTTGTTGATCACCTCCTGTGGGGTTCAGGCCCTTCTAAGCGTGGGGCAGAACGAGCATTGGCTTATGCTGAGGGTGTGGTTGCTAGGATTAGAGCAGAAGAAGAAGGTAATAGGATGATCGAATCTACTGTTGATGAGTCCCGTAGCAAGTGGATTCGTTCTGCTTGGAAGATTAAAGCCAAGTTGGAGGGTACTGTTGAGGGTCCTTCTCTAGGTAAGGGCGAGATTCGCACTAACCACATTGAACTTCGTGCTCAGGGCGATGGCCGAACCTTCACCGGCTACGCAGCTGTATTCAACCAACCGTCAGAGCCTCTACCGTTTACTGAGATTGTTATGCCTGGTGCGTTCAAGCGTTCACTTCAGTCACGCAACCGCATGATGTTGCTGTGGAACCACGACACTTCTAACCCGTTGGCTTCAACCCGTAATGGTTCTCTCCGTCTTGAGGAAGATTCTGTTGGTTTGAAGGTCACTGCGACACTACCTGACACGAATTTGGGGCGTGACCTATCAGAGTTGGTGCGAATTGGCACAATCGATAGCATGTCTTTTGGATTTTCTGTCAAGAAGGACTCTTGGAGCACTGACGGAAACACTCGCTACCTTGAAGATGTCACTCTCTACGAAGTAAGCCTTGTGAGCACACCTGCTTACGAGCAAACTGCTGGTACTGTTTCTGTTAGATCAGTTGATGAGATTTCTGCTGATGCTTTGGCTGATGCTTTGTTCCGTATCGAATCTGGTGAGGAACTAGAGGCTGAACAAGGTGATTTGCTGGCAACAGTTATTGGTCGTTTGACTAAGGCTGTTCAGGCTGAAGCCGAGGATGAGCCTGAGGTTGAAGAAGAACCACAAGTTGATGGTGATGTTCTTGCCCTCAAGAAGAAGAAACTAGAACTAATTATGAAAGGTCTGTAATGTTCACTAAAGAAGAAATTGAACTGGCAGTAAAAGTTATCAACGAGGTTGCTGGTGCTCCTGAGTCTGGTGTTGTTGCAGATCTTGTTGAAGAAATTAAGAAGTCCGGTGTACCGACCAAAGAAGTTCGTGTAACCGGAGCAAAAGAAACCAGATAATTCGACCCTATCGGTTCTTCTCCCCCCAACTTCGCAGGTTTTTCCCTTCCTGCCATGTTGGGGGGTTCTTTTTGCCCTGAATAAGTGTTTTAGAGGAAACATACAAAACCAGTTGTAGGATTAGTACAAGGTTCAGAGTTTGCTCGGCCTCTCTACCTGTTCTGAGTTTGCTCGGCAGGGACTATCCAATCAATTATTTAAGGAGAATCATGTCAGAGTTCATTAAGACTCAGGCTGAGGTTCGCAGCAACCTAGTTGCTCAGATGCGTGAGGTTATTGACCTTGCTGAGGCTGAGAAGCGTGGACTAAACGCTGAGGACCTTCAGAAGATCGACCGTCTAGAGGCAGACATTGAAGCCCGTGACGCTGCTATTGCTACTGCTGAGAAGGTAGAGGCTCGTGCAGCTTCTATGGCTCAGTCAACCTTCGTACCACCAGTTGAAACTGCCCGTCAGGGTGACGCTGACTTGCTTCGTGCAATCGCTCGTGGTGAGGTTCGTGGACACGAGTTCGCTCGTGAGGCTCGTGCAGCTCTTGTTCCTTCTGCTAACACTGTTGGTCAGTCATTCTACAACCGTGTGTTCGAGATCGCTCAGTTGGTTGGCCCTATGCTAACCACCTCAGAGGTATTCAACACTGCTTCAGGTGAGAACCTTGTTATCCCAACCGTAACTGCTACCTCAACTTCAGGTTCAGTTGCAGCTGGTTCAGCAATCTCAGAGAGCAACCCAACCTTCTCAAGCATCACTCTAGGTGCTGAGAAGTACGGTGCACTCGTGAGCGTGGCTTCAGAACTAGTAAGCGATGCAGGTTTCGACATTACCTCTTACATTGCTCAGGAACTAGGAACCTCTCTAGGTCTTCAGGCTAACTCAGTTCTAACCACCAAGTTGGCTGCTGCTGCTGGTTCGGTTGTTACTGGTGGAACTGGTGTTGCTGGTGCGGCTACCTATGAGAACCTAATCGACCTCGTTTACGGTATCGCAGACGGCGCTCGTGTTCTTCCTGGTCTAGGCTTCCAGATGTCAAAGACTGGTATCGCTGCAGCTCGCAAGATGAAGGACGGTGCAGGTAACTACATCTGGTCTGACTCTGCAATTCCTGGTCAGCCTGCAACCTTGCTAGGTTACTCGGTTTACGAGAACCCTGCTGTTGCTGCTGTTGCTACTGGTGCTAAGTCGGTACTGTTCGGTCACCTACCTTCATTCAAGGTTCGTGTTGCTGGCGGTATCCGTGTAGACCAGTCTGCTGACTATGCCTTCAACACCGACGTGGTAACTTACCGTGGTCTAATCCGTCTTGACGGTGGACTAACCCACGCAACCCACATCGGTTACTTCAAGGGTGGCGCAAGCTAAACCCTGCTTCAAGACTGGAAGCCCCTCAGAGTGCGTAGGCTCTGGGGGGTTTCCTCTTTTTTGGTATAGTGTGATTACCTACTACGAAAGGTTCCTCATGGGAAAAATAAAGGGTCTTGTTTCGGTTTGGTCTAATTCGCCTGGTCAACCGACTGGTTACGGGATGCAAACAAAAATGCTTGTTGATCGGTTGCAGAGGGATGGTGCTAAGGTTGCGGCTTTATCGAACTATGGTGTCGAAGGTAATGTTTCTACTTACGATACTGGTCACGGTGTTATACCTCATTACCCTCGGGGCATGGATACTTACTCGAATGATGTTGCTCCTATGCAACACGCTCATTGGAAGGCTCAGAACAAGGGCTTAAATGATTTGCTCATCACTTTGTATGATGTGTGGGTTTTGAAGGGTGCAGCTTGGGATAAGTTGAACATTGCGTCTTGGGTTCCGCTTGACCATGTGACTTTGCCTCCGAAGGTTGAGGCTTGGTTGCGTAAAGATAATGTCACTCCGATTGCTATGGCTCCTTTTGGTGTTGAACAGTTGAAGGCTAAGGGCATTGATTGTGAGTATGTGCCTCATGCTATTGATACGAAGGTTATGAAGCCTACTTGGGAAATTAATGGGCAGAATGTTCGTGAGTTTATGGGTGTCGATGAGGACACTTTTGTTGTGGGTTCTGTTGCGGCCAATAAAGCGTCTGGGATGGTTCACCGTAAAGCCTTTTCAGAGAATTTGATGGCGTTTAGTATTTTCCGTGAGAAGCACCCTAATGCTGTGTTGTATTTACACACCGATCCGTTGGGTACTGCTGGTGGTTGGAATTTGTTGCCGTTGTTGAAGTCTTTGGGTATCCCTAAAGAGGCGGTTATGTTTCCTCCGTTTGTTGATTACAAGTTTGGTATGTCTGATAAGGAGGTTGCAGCTCTTTATACGGGTATGGATGTTTTGTTGGCTCCTTCGTTTGGTGGCGGGTTTGAGATTCCGATTGTGGAGGCTCAGGCGTGTGGTACTCGTGTGATTGCTTCTTCTTGGACTGCTCCGAAGGATTTGGTTGCTGAGGATGGTTGGCTTGTTGAGGGTCAACCGATGTGGGATTCGGCTCAGGAGGCTTGGTGGCAGATTCCGTTGGTTCCTTCGATTGTTGATGCGTTGGAGTTGGCGTATGAGGCTGGTCGTGGTCGTAGTCAGGTTG